CATCAACATGGTTAACAAGAACAACCAGAAAGCCCGCAATGGGAAGACAAAGAGGAAAAACCGGAACGGACAACTTCAGGCTACTAGAGAAGGGCCTGCGTCGTCTCGTTCGGGAATGCGCACAGGTATACCACGCATTCGTAACCGCGACCCGTACTCTATTGAGGTGTGTAACACCGAAATAGCAATGACCATCACTGGTACGGCCGCTAGTGGAATAATCCCCGCTGGTGGAAATATCAAGATCATGCGGTTTGATGATACCAGCACTGGCAATGCACTTAACAACAAGCACTGGATTACTAAGCTTGGTCTAGCTTATGACAAATTTGTTATTGAAGAACTTTCGATGAAATTTGTGCCTTCATTGCCATTTACTGCAGCTGGTATGTCAGCAATGTATTTTGACTCCGATCCATCTCGTACAACACCTCCAACGAGTGTGGCTGCGGTGTCAGGTGACATGCGCGCAGTCTCAAAGCAGATTTATGCTGAGCTACCACTCAAAGTGCTCCGCAACCAGCTAAATCGCTTACCGCAGTATGAGACATTTCCAGGCTCAGGAGACACCGGTGTGGCTACCGTTGGATCCATTAACTTTGTCCATGATTCCATTGCGATGCCAAACGCAAGCACGTCAGGGAATATCACTATTGGTAACGTATGGATGACATACAGGATCAGATTGATAAATCCCTCTAATGCAGTCGCATAGCAACCAGAACCTACGGTTACTGAAATACCCCTGGTAGAAAGTGTAATCAGCTATGTAGGGGACACCATCTCTTGCCCTTTATTTACAACAACAGGAGTTTCTCCACTCTTGACAACATTAGCTGGTTACTTGCTTGTGGCTAAAGATCCAGCGCCTGGTCTATTAGTCTTACCACCAGGCACTGTTGCCACAATCACTAGGGTATTATCTGGAACAACAAATCATTATTATGCAGCAACCGTAGGTATCACGACTTACCGCATCTTACTCAACTGGGCTAGAACTGCTAATCAGACAGGGTTTCTGATAGCAAACAACACAACATCTCCAAACCCAAGCGTGCTAGGGCTATTAGCCCCAACATTGCGTGCACTAAGACCAGTCAGGCAACGTACCTCCCAAGAATCCGGACGGAACCGGGTCGGACAGCAATCTGCTCCTAATCGTAGTATTGCCCGAACACAAGTAGTGAGAGAGGACGGAAGGCTAGTTTATCACACCAATCCCGCGCAAAACCATACGCGTGGGTATGCGGAGACAAATGATGCCACCAGAGATGGTGATGCCATAGAACCAGTTACCTTGGATATTCGAGTCATATCACCGCGAATGTCGGTTGTGCGCAGAGGAGCAATCGCGTGGGTTCCACCTTGCCTGCCATCGCGACAGAGGGGCAGACCCGGCCAGATCCGCGAATGCAGCACGATCATTGGACCGGACTCGCCGGGGTGATTGTCGTTGTGGCCCTGGCGCTGCTCCTCGTGTGCGTGGAAGTTCTGGGAGGGCCGTCCTCGATGCACCTGGGCCGATACTGGCCGTTGTTGCCGTAGCGGACCAGCGAACCCGTGGACACTCGTTTTCTGGCCGCAGCTCTGGGCCGCGTGCCAAGAAAACGAAAGGTCAACGGGTTTGGTACGGGAAGCGGCGAGCCAAAGGGAACGAAGCGGATCTCGAACGATGATCCAACGGCGCGGGCCTTAAAATCGGCGCCGGAGGGGAGCGAAAGGTCAACGGGCGTTCTCGATGGTAAGTCCTTCGGACAGCCAGCCCGGTTGGGCGCTTTGATCCGGAGGGGCGTAAAAACCCCGACGGGGAGCGATGGCCGGGAGGAGCGGTTCGGACGGGCGCCGACTGCTGTGGGCAACGGGTTCCGGTTGATGATCTTACCGCTGTTCTCGAGATGGCGGGAAGGGAAACCGGGGCACACCGGGCTCACTGGCGGAAGGTGTTCGGGAGCTGAAGAGGCAGGGCAGGAGCATCGAGCCCGCCAGGGTAGGTCCGGTAACGGACTGGTCCTTGCGGGGGAGCGAAAGGCCGCCTCGGATGATCGGACTTCGCTGCGGAGACCGGTTGGCGAATCGGTGAGGGCGTTGAGCCGCGATCGGGCAAAACCCGGTGGCGGGGAGTTCTTCCGGTGGAGCCGGCTGTCAGTCCGCGGATGACACGCTCAGGCCTGGCATGCAGGCTGGGGAGCAAGCCGAAACCAAGGGTCACTTGGAACCATTTTCTTGTTCGGGCTCAGACCCTCCTCACAGCGGCGCCGTCACGCCCCCGGATTCCAGTCCTCCTCCTCGGCGAGCGGCGCC